CCTTTAGAACGACGTGATGCGAAAATTACGATGTTCGTTAAGGCAGAGAAACTACCCATCCCCGCCCTCGAAACAAAATTAACAAAGGATCCGAGAGCTATACAATTTAGAGGAATTGTGTACTCCGCGGCTCTTGCACGGTACACCTTAGCTATGGAGCGCACTTTTTACTTGTGCACTCCTGGAGCAACTAAGGGCAAGACACATGTGGAGAAAGGAGGGATCATGTCTGACATCATACAGAAGTATGCCAATCCCGCATACCTGGAGCTCGATTGCTCTAGATTTGATGCCCATGTCTCGAAAGAACTCTTGAGATGTGATCATCATTTTTACAACTCTTGGTGCTCTGATGCAAAGCTAGCAGATATGCTGAGGATGCAGCTGAGCAATGTGGCCTACAGTAGAACTGGGCTAAAGTACAAGTTGGAAGGCGGCCGCATGAGCGGAGACATGAACACGGCGTTAGGTAACAACGTCTTGCAATGGGGGATGATCACGGTTTGGTTGAGACAATGCGGAATCCAGAAGTTCGATTTCGTGTTTGATGGCGATGACTCAGTCATCGTCGTGGAGCGTAAAGATGTACATCTCGTGGACGTTAAGATCTACGAGAGCTACTTCGGAATGTCAGCTAAGTTGAAAGTGTTGTATGATATCGAGAAGGTTGAATACTGCAAAGGATACTTTTTTGGCAGAATAGGAGAGCTTATCTTTGCTAGGAGTCCTATGGTGGCAATCCATAAGGATAGATACACGACTAAGCTCCTGACCAGTCAGGACCAGGTCGACTCCTACATGTACACCCTAGGGTTGTGCATGGCCCACCAATATGATCAAGTCCCAATCATGTGGCAAATGGCCAACGCCATAAGGCGTCGCTACCCTAAGGGTAGCATACACTCTTCCCTGGCCCACGAAGTGGCTCGGGGTACAGGTACAATGGCTAGACCGCCACTACCCATCCATAGAACAACGCTCGAGTTCCACGGTGTAACTGAAGCAGTCCAGTTACGACTCGAGAAGTCCATCCTTGTGCACTAGCGCAGATGGGCGTCAAAAGCTGATAGTACCACCGAAGTGGGGGCCTCAGCAAGGAACGTAAAACGAATCAATTCGGC